ACTAAATGCCCGCCCATTAGGGACAAGCGCCAGATGGTTCGGGTTAATCCCCCGCTGAACCCCATCATACTTTCGCCCGTCAGGCGTTACCCCCGGCGTAAAATCAATCAATGCCTGATACCCGCCGGACGTTTCAAGGTGGGTGCTATCCATAGCGGAAATCCCTCTGGCGGCCTTCACGATCCATTCAAGATCAAGCCATCCATCCTCATTGACACGCGCCCTTGCGGTGGTTTCACCAACGGCATATTTCGACACGTTGTCAGGCGTCACCAACTCCGGCGGGTGGTCAACAGTAACAGGCACATGCGCCCAACCGTTCAACGCCTCATCGGCAAACACCTCATCATCGGGGCGATAGATTTGCAGCACATCGTTAGGATCACCCATCGGCGCTGCATCCCCCAGTTCGCGCCGGAGATACCCTTGCAGGCCAGTACGCGCGATACGTCCCCGAACGATCTTATAACCGTCCTTGTGGGTCTGTACTTCGCGCAATGCTACCGTGTCTGTGAATTGAACTTGTGTCATGGCGTTAGTTTATCCTATCGACGGGACATCTGTAAAATGAGGGGTTGACTAGGCGTTTCGGTCGGCGTATGTGTGAATTAGGTTAAACAGAGGAGACCTTATCATGGGAACTGATATTCACGCCGTGGCGCAAGCAAAAGTTGGCGGGGCATGGGTTGACATTGAAAGCAAGTTTGATGGTGGTCGGCATTACAATCTTTTTGCTCACTTGGCAGGGGTACGTAATGGGTCTGGGTTCGCTGGATGCGATACTGGCGATGCGGTAACCCCAATTCAGGAGGGCCGTGGATTTCCCGACGACTTTTCGCTGGACGATAATGGCTACGGTGAATATCACAACGGAGAGTGGATGGGTGACTATTCTCATGGGTGGGTTTCCGCTAGCGAGGTGCTTTCCCACAATTGGCAGCAAGGCAATCATCGGGGCATTATCACCATTGAACAATACAAGGAATGGGATGGCGGATACCCTAACGGATGGTGTGGCGGTATAGGTGGACTCAGTGTTGTTTTGGCCGAATGCCCCGATGACATTACCGAAGGCACCACACATGTCCGAGTTGAGTGGCAAAGATCAACCGACGAATTCGACTACTTCATTGGAGAGGTGAAGGACATGGTAAGTAAATACGGTCCAGAAGTGCGCATTGTCTTTGGCTTTGACAGCTAATCACTCATCAAGGGGCGGCTCATCATCTGGGTCGCCCTCATTCATCTCCGCAACCCGTGATCGCCAATCGTTAGCAGCCTGCTCCAGCCCCGGCGAAACACCAGCCTCGGTCAACTCGTTCACCACTTGGTCAAACGCCAACTCTTCTGGCACGATAGCAGCGCCAACCAGATCAACCCAACGCTTGGCAATGGCGGAACCAATCTCTTGCTGCACCTTGGGATCAACCTGATGCAGCGACCGCCAGTTATAATGCACCTCATCCGGCAACCCGCCAAGGGCCGTCTTAATAATCATCTGGTCCAGCACGCGCATTGCGGGCTGTAACTCATTCTCTTGAATGGACTTCACCGCGTCGTAATAGTCACTCTGATCGCTTTCCCCAGCGTTGCCAAGGCCGCCAGTCTGAACGCCAAACAGTCGGGATCGCGGGATCTGTGCAGCACCAGCCGCAGCCATCTGGAAGCGGTCAATGATGTCCGGCAGCGTGGCGAAATTCAGCGTCTTCTGCTGGTAGTCCTCATCCTCCATATCGCGCACGATCATGCCGTTATTGGATTTCATGAGCGCCGTTACAGCGTACTTATCCATGATCGCTTGCAACTGCTCAGGGTCGCGCACGTTGTTCATCAGGTTGGCAACGGCAAAAACGTCGATCTTAGCCTCAAACGTCATATCAGCGACGTTAGCCATAACCGCGTCATAGCCCTTGAGGTCATCCATCATTGACGTGATAACAGACTGCCCCAATCTGGTAGCAGCCCCATACGCCTTGCGCTTGCGGCCCACGACATGCACAATACGGCTAGGGTGGATACGCAACAGGCTAGTATCGCCACCCATCAGATCGTAATACGCAGGACGGTTGTAAAACTCGCTCAGAGGGTCATAATCATATGTGCCTTCACTGATCTGCCACCGATCAACCTTGACCACGAACCTAAGATCACGGGCCGATTGCGGGTCAATGGGTTCTTCTGGGTCAGTCCCATCGTCGAAATAGATATACCCATCACCAAACAATCGCGCGTCCTGATAGGCATCGCGCAAATGCTCTTGGATTTTGAACCGCTTTTCAACATCCTCAAGGGCGCTGATCTGGTCATCCTCAGCCTGCCACTCGCGCCACATCCTAGTGGCATCATTGGCTGGCATATCAACAACACGCTGCACAAGGGCGCTACCCTCATACGCATTGAACAACTGGTCATCGGTGTACGTCACGCGCGTGTAGGTGGACTGCTTGAACTTGGACCTAGTGTCAGTCAAGCCGCCTGCTAGTGCTGTGAGTGTGTCATTGAATACGGTCATGGGGGCTAGTGTAATTGAGATGTTGACAGGTGGCAAAAAGGCGGGTATGGGTGTGTTAGGTAATGAAGGAGAGAGATGATGTATAAGACAATCCTGACAATCGCCGCATCCGCCTATATCGGCGCTGGCCTGTTTGGCGGACTAGTAATGCAAGCGGCAGTCCCGGCAATGAATAGTTTTGGCGTGGCATACTACGCTGCGACTTGGCCAGCATTCCTGACATGCGCGCGCAAAGACGTTGCGAACTGCAACCCATTGACGCTTCCGCCTATGTGGCTATCTCAGCACCTATTTACATTCAACGAGGACACCACCAATGACTGACGCACCGGAACGGATTTGGGCGCAAGACGCAAACCCAAGCGAATGCAATTACTGTGGCGGCGGCTGGTGGGACGATGAATGCGGAAATACTCAATGTCCGCATATTGTCGAATACATCCGCTCCGACATCAACGCCGAACTGGTAAAGGCGGCTGATGAGTTGGCGGAGGCAATGGAGTGGTTTATGGAACATGCGGAATACCACTATGGTGCAACTTGTCAGATCCCTCAAGACGCCTTCACCGCCTACAAACAAGCAAAGGAGAAACTGAAGTGAAGTTTACATACGACAAGAAAACCAACGACCGTGAGTGCGTGGCTTATATTGATGGAGATGGGTGTTTGTGCTTAAATGATAAAATAGGGAACGCGTCTTTGATTTGCCTTGCTAGCCATGGCGCTGCTACATTCGAATGTCTTAAGTTCGACCCATCCAAAGCCACCCACAAATTCTACCCCGGCGACAAGCTGACGATTGAGTTTTAAACCGCCCCAGCCCAGCTTGCGCCACTAGATAGCGCCGACCCAGCTAGACCCAGCCTTGACGTCAGTAACCGCATCGAACATTGGATCTAGCTGGTCATCGTGCTTGCCATTGGGAAACGCGCTGGCCTCCCCTAAGAAATCACTTAACCACGGTGCGTCAATTGGCAGGAACACATTGCCCGTCTCCACCATCGGGGCTGCGTCCAACCCGCGTGTTACCTTGTCGATGTTGCGCTTGATACCTTTTACCGGTATGCCCTCACGCGATAGGGTCTGGATCAATCCTGTTCCGCTTACCTTGTCCTCGACATTCATAGACCGCAGAAACCCTACCTCTTTGCTAGGTTCAGCCCTATGCTTTTTCCAGAACGCGCGGGCTTGCGTCAATAGGTCAGGCGCTTCCCATTTACCCCTGATCTGATCCAGTAGGTACTTTCGCCCGTCCTTATCCGTCCCCCAGCATTGGAACACTGAATAGTCGTTTTCCTCTTTGGTCTTTTGCGCGGTATCTGCGTAGATCGTGCGGCTCATCAACTTGGGTAATTGCGCCGCGCCACTAACGGGTGTCGCGCTCCAATACTTCCACCATGCGTCTTTTAGGATGCCGCCGCCGATAGGTGAGGGCCGCTGCATGTATTGTCCCGCGAAAACGTAGCTATTGGCTTTCTCTTTACGGCGCAGGGTTTCTAGCGTGAAGTTTGAGTTATCCGGCCAAAACGACTGCCCGTCGGGCTTGATCGCCTCGATGCACAGGTGATCCCATTCCTCGCCATTCCCACCATCGAGCAGCCAGCCGCTTAGGTCTTCCTCATGCAGGCGCTGCATGATGACGATGATTGGGGCGTTCTGGTTATTCAATCGGCTTTCCATGGTGGCAGAAAACCAGTCAAGCACATTGCGCCGCATGGTGTCTGAATTAGCCTCACCGGGCTTGTGTGGGTCATCAATAATAATTGCGCCACCAAAGCTGTCGCGCATCTTGCCTGCACCAAAACCAGTGATAGAGCCTTCAGCGCCGGATGCATAAACCGTGCCGCCCTGTACCGTCTTGAAGTTGTCTTTAGCGTTGCTGTCCGTTCTCAGGCTAGGCTCACCAAACACAGCCGACCACGCCTCATGCTGCATCATGGCGCGGGTTTCTGCGGTGTTGGACGTTGCCAATGTCTTGGAGTAGCTCGAATGAATAAACTCGCTATCCGGCCAATTACCCATACACCACGCCATAAACGTCTTTACCGCGAGTTCTGTTTTACCAGATCGCGGCGGGATATTGATGATGAGACGTTTTGACTGCCCGGTAACGCACCGCTCTAGGGCGTTGCACAGATCAACGTGGAATTGAGCCTCTTTCATGTCAGACCCACGGCGAGCCTTGAACATGTACTTGGCGAACTCCAAAAAATCGCTCCGTAGAGTGGCTATTTGGTCCGGTGATAGGTGCGAGGTCATGAATATACGTTAAGGCCCTCTACGGGGCCTCTCCGTCGCTCTCAGGGCTATTCTGAGCGTGTTTCCTCTGTAGTGCGTCCAGAACAGCGTCACCAGTCTGTACGGCTGGCGTCATACTGCCATCGCTACTGGTATTGTCGATGTGCTGTTGAGGGCTGCCAAAGCCACGGTCCTGACTGTCTTTGAGTAGCTTTAGAACGTCGCTACGGATCTGGTCCAACTTGTCGGTATCGCTGCCCGCATCGCGCACGGTGTTGTAAAGCGCTTCCACCAAGTCCGCCTGCACCATAGCCGCAAGTTCAGCCGCTTTAATCTCGGCCTTACGGTGTTCGCTTGTCTTGCCGCCCGGATTGCCAGATTGGCCGGGTTTGAACGGCGTTAGACCTGACGTGTTCGGATTGTGATTAGCCATATCTCTGCATTCAGTGTTGCCCCCATACACCACTTAGATAACACGCTAAGGTCAGTAAACGCAAATAACCCCGCCGGTTAGGGCGGGGTGTAAGTTACGCATCAACTGTCTCAGGCATGTCCTGCACTAGTCGCTCTAGCGTCTCTGCACCCTTGGGTTTGCGGATGCGGTAGCGGATGATGCGTGAGTATTGAGGGTAATTACTCCAATCCCATGAAAGGCCACCCCCTGACCCAGCAATAACTTCCCTGACTATTCCGGTGTTGTGTACCACATGAACCCACCACCCCACACACGGACAGCCCATGACGTCGTGGTCGATCCAATCGGTCCAGCCATCTTCGTTGAATACCCAGCGTGTCATTTTATCTCTCTCCTTGGTCGCCATCTATCATACACTCCAACTCAAAGATATTGCTTTTCAACCTTACAATTTCTTTTGCCATGGCCTCAAATAAGAATTGCGACCTCAGCGGGTTTAAGACATAAGCTGTTTTTGAACACTTAGGGCATCTACATTTATCAATGTTTGTCCATATCTTGTCTTTACCTTGCTTTAAAATCCTCTCAGATCTCTGTCCGCAAGTTAGGCAAAGGACTGGATACTTGGCGTATGTATCACGCTTCATCCTTCTTCCTCCTGTGCAATTAGCGCCTTTAGGATAGCCAGCAACCAAGCGCGGGCGGGGTTTTCGTTGTGCGCTACTACACCATTAAGCCCATCAGAAAATACCGCTACGCCATCATCCTCGCTGTCAATGCAATAATCCCACCCCGGCAACACGCTTTCATGCAGCGCCTTAGCTGCGTCTAGTGAGCCGTGGTAGGCCTTATGGGAAAACCCCATAAGCACTTCGTCCGATCCAAACACTCGCCATGTATTCTCAGGCGCCTCCCCCGCCTCCACCTTCGCGGCTAACGTGCGCAGTGCTTCAAGTTTTGTCATTTTACCATCCTCCATCAAACTTGTTCCCCTTCCTTAGATTTATTTCCGCCGGTAACACCTGCAAATTCCAAGGCACATGCAGGCCACACACATTTTCTCCCTTAAGAGGAATTATGTGATCTACGTGGTATTCATCCCCAGTTACAACATAGCAATCAACCGCGTGCTGGTATATTTTAGATATTTCATCATCATACCCCGGCAATTTTGCAGCATCCATAGACCTACTTCTTGTAGACGCATACTGTCTGGCCTTGTGCGGGTTTCTCTTCTTGTACTCCCTTGTTATCCTGTTCCTGTTCTGCCTGTAATCAGGATCGCTGTTGTATTTTTTGTTGACATAATCTCTGTACCTATCCCTTTCTCGTTTCGCCCAATCTTCATCATTCTCTCGCTTCTCCCTCCTCCTGTCAGAGGATCTATCGTTAACCTTCCTCCTGTACTCAGGGTCTTCCATTAGT